CCGTTGGATCAGTGATCTGGCGCGTAACACTGCCGCTGCCGTACTTGCGGTTGACAACTTCGTTGTTGCTGTTCAGGTCTTCGCTGTAGTTTTCGCCAATCTCTTGGTTGACTTCAACAATTTGTGAAGTGCCGTCGTTAAACCAGTACGTTGCACCTTGACGTGCCGCGCCAACGTAGGAAGCCGACGAAATATCTTCGGGTTTGAAGTTATAGGTGCCGTCGCTGTTTTGGATTGGTGTTTCGTTGAGGTATGTACCCTGCAGGCCGTTAATGACGCCACCAATCGGACCCTCACAGAGAAGATCCAGCACCTTGATTGTTGTGACAGAATTAAGTGCCATGTCAGTAGAGCTGGTAGCCGACGCTATTTAGGCGAAGGTAGATCGGGTTAGAGCCGGTGGAGCCATTTGCCACAGTTTCCGCCGAGATCACTTCGACCTGAACGCTGACGATGCTTTCGGTTTCAATGTCGCCAAGCTCCAAGCGGTGCATCCAGCCGAAGAATTGGCCTTCAAAGATCAGACCTTGGATGGTGGCGGAGTCAGCGGCGACGAGGAAGCCATCATCTAAAACATCACCTCGGTAGACCTTGATTTCGTAGCTGATGTAGCCGTCAACGTAAGTTGTACCAGTACCACCGGCCTGATCGTAGAGACCATTTTCCAGTGACAATGCAACGTTGAAATCTGAGTATTGCTCCACGCTGGCCATGTAGCCGCCGTAGACCTGCAGCGATGCATAACGGCGCTCGTTTTGAACGTCGGTGCGGATTAGTTGCGTGCTGTTGGTGACGCCGTATGCGCTAACAGGGTTGAAATATGCCTGCGTATTAAATGCTGTCTGATAAACACGGCGGGCAATCACACCCGACTTATCGGAGAACTCATCAGTCAGTATTTCGTTGCCCAGCCGGATTGTGTCAATGCTTGGCGCGCGAAGGCTGGTCAGCACCGGATCAGATTCGTCGGCAATTTGAAATTTGGACTTGAGTAGGTGGCTGCCGATCAGCACTTTGCCGTAAGCCAGTGGCACCGTGGCACCAACACCGACTGAGTTTGCGGCGCCCGTGTAGGCGTAGGACTGCTGGCCATCAATGCCAGAGGTGACATTCTCGGGACCATTGGTGCGGTTGCGGCTGCCCATGCGCCCACCGCCAAAATTAGCTCCGCCATATCCGCCGAGCGTTGGAATCTGCGGCTGTGGTGATAGAGCTTGTGCGACGCCGCCAAGGACTAAGGAAGCACCAATGGCGCCAATCGCTGTTGCGGCAACTCCACCAATAATTCCAGCCCCAGCGCCACTCAAGCCTGCACCCAAACCAAGAAATCCACCAGCCGCTGGACCGAGAATGATTGCGGCGGCGATCAAGCCGATACCGGTCAAAATCTGCCCTGCACTTCCTCCGCTTCCGCTAACAACAGGAACAATTACAAGGTCACGTTCACCAAACGGCAGTAAAAGATCCTCGTAATTGAAATCAACACCGCCTTGCAATACCTGATAACCAATACCGTTTTCTTCTGATTCCAGTAAATAATCCTTGAACTCCGGCATGTTGATGCACAGGAGTTTGATCGCATCAGCGGCGTTACGCAGGTTGTAATAGGTATGCTCGGCGCCAAAACGTTCGCCAAGTTCACCCATTAGGCAGACCCGCTGCATATCGGTAAACCGCCGCGATGCTCCTCACATAGTAACTGCTGAGCCACTCCACAGCACTAAGGCGGCCTCTCATGTGATGCAGGATCCGCCACGGTTCCACGAAGATCGCAGCGTGCATCGGCTCCAGCGTGCCGAGTTTCATGATGGCCACATCACCAGGGCGGCGCTGCTCAAACTCCACGCGTTCAAAGCCCAGTGCCACCGCCTCGCGTAGGTAAATGCTGGGTGTGGTCTGCAGATCCTCAGGACGGTCGAAGTCCTTTAGCTCGATGCCCTGCAGCCGAAAGTAGTCACGCACCATCGTGTAACAGTCGCGCCCGTCGTCGTCCCACTCCAAGCCGATCAGGGTTCGATGGTCAACCATTCGTCCGTTGGTAGGGAGTAGATCAGCCACGGCACACCGCTTTGCCTGCAGGCACGCTGATCCAGTTCGCTGGCAGGTCCGCCCTTCGGGTGGCTATGGATAATCGCAACGATCTCGCCGTTGACGGACGCCCGATAGTAGTCACGCGGGTGCATGACGAAGTGTTTTTCCGGTTCCTCGCAAACATTGCGGCAAGGCCAGTACATCTGACCAGTGGCGGCTTGAATCACCACACCGCAGGCTTCGTAGGGTGCGGCGGATCTGGCGTGGCGCTCGGCCTCAGATTTGGATTCGGGAGCCAGGGTAACCACCATGCGGATAGTCGGAAATGCCTTGGGATTGGAAACGGATTCTGCAGCTATTGAACCGCTTGCCGCAAACATCAGAAGTGCTGACGCCTACAGCGTTGTCGTTCACGTCAAAATAGCTGCTGCCGGTGTAGCCGCACTCAGGACCGCGATAGACCCACGGGCAGTAGTCCTGCACTTGCCGGCCAGGAAGCTGCAAATTGGTGAGGTCTAGTTTGCTGACCAGTTCAAATTCGACAAGCTGGATATTTTCCTTTGATACACGGTCGATGTACCAGACCTGATCCTCGAACTTGGCGGTTGGGTCGGCAGTTGGGTTGACTCCACCAGGGAAGTTGACGGCATCAAGGAATTTTTTACAGGTGCGAATGCGGGTGACCTTTGCCTGCAGCGGGTTGTAGGTCAGCAGCAATGCCGAAATTGCGCCAGTTACGTTGGCAATCCGCATGGTGGGACGCGGCAACGTACCCTTTGAAGTCAGCTCGAAACCATCTACTTCGATTGGTGCGGCGCTGTAGGTGATGCCTTGGAACACCACGTTGCCAGTCAGGGCGTTGGTGCCAGCGTGGTAGTAAAAGGTGGTATCAATGCCGTTAACCGCCAACGTGAGCCGCAGTTGAAACAGCTCGATGATGGCTGACGGATCCAGTTTTTGGATCTCGGTTTGAATTGATGTTGGTGTCGTCATGCTTCAAATACTTGCTCAAAAGTGGCAGTGATTGTATTGATATCTGCAAGATCGAAACTGCGATTCCAAGATCGACACACCCACTTGTATGCAGTCGCAGAATTGATCGGTGTCCAGTCAAAGCTTTCTGTGCCGCCGCGAGCATCAAAGAACGCTTCAATTGCTGTTGCGTCAGTATTGCTCTTGGCACTCCACGTCAGATCCCATTTCTTGGGATTTTGGTTGATGCCAAATTGAACACGCTGCTCGTAGCCATCGCCAAACTTGACGGCATTGACAATAGGTTGCGATTGCTTTTGAACACCAAAGTCGGGCGTGGTGCCACCGGTGCTAGTGCCAACAGTGGCGTCGTTGAAAGTAGCCATTACGCAAGCAAGCCTCCAGGACGACGTTGTTTGATCAATTCTGCCTGTACAGCAGCGCCGATCACCTTGCCAAGTTGGTTGGCCTGACCGTTGTTGCCTTCAACGCTAGAACCACTGGCGTCAACGTTCACGACAACATTGCCAATTTCCGAGCCGCCTTTCATCGTCACTGGAATTGTGCGGCCATCAGGTAGCGGCACATAGGCTTCGGGACGGCTTCCTTCGCCGTAAATAGCCATCTGTGGACTAGTTGCAATGCCACCGGCTGCATAACGACGCAATTGAAGTGGACCCTGTTGAGTCATGATGCCACCAGAAGCAAAACCAAAGGCTTTTGCCAGTCCGCTATCGCCAGGAATCAAGGCTTTCAAGGTTTGAAACAATGCAAATCGAACAAAAATCTTGGCGAGATCATTTAGTACAGATCGCGCAAAATCCGCAAATTGCATTTTTCCAGTTGTTACAAAATCAGCAAGTTGATCGCCTAGGCCATTAAATGCATTGCCAAGTGTTGTACCAAGATTATTAGCAAGATCGCCAGAACTTTTGACAACATCAGCAAATGATTTGGCAACCTTTTCGCCAAAGCTACCAGTTGCCTTTGCAGTTCCCTCCATTGCTTCTCTGATTTTACGAATAGCCTCAAGAAGTTCTTCAGAACTTAAAATTCCGGCGTATTTTTCAATAACTTGCGACAAATATTGATTAATTTGTACACGCTTCTGATCTTCTTCATTTAAAACTTTTGCTTTAAATTGTGCATCTGAAATTAATATATTAATTTGCGCCCTTGCTTCCGCTTCTTCGTCCAGAGCCTTCATCACGTCTTTGCCATATCCTTTAAATGCATTTTCAATTGCTTGCTCTAATTGCTGCTGAGATTGAGCGCCTTCAAGAATTGCTTGATTAACGCCAATCTGACCGCGTTCAAGCCTCTTCTGCAAATCAAGTTCTCGTTGCAAAAATTTTGAATATTCGGCGCGAATATCAAGACCTTGTCGTTCAAGGTTTACGGTGTCCAAGCCAAGTTGCAATTGTTCATTTGTAAGATCAATAATTTTTTTAGTTTT